GGATAGATTTTTCAATAGATTCAGCATTATCATCAGCTTCTACGTTAAAAGACGCATAGTGATCATAAGCCCATATTTTTACTGTGAATTTTTTCATGAATATCACCGTATATTTATTAAATGTGTCCGAAATATGTCATTCAAAAAATATTTGTAATGTTTCTCTTTTTGGAGCAGTTGGACTAATAATTGACGTAGAATGAGATATACTGTTTTTATTAATCACTGCAGAGTTGTATTTAGGGACATATCCTTTTATTTCTTCATCCTGTTCATACAAAAACAATCCTCCGTAATCCTTATCCCAGGATTCATTTAAATAAATTGTAGAAGCTAAACTAGACCTTTCATCATTATGAAAAGGAATAAAACTACCTGGTAACCATCTATAATAATTTACATAAGTTACCGAATATTTTTTAATATCAACATAATTAGAATAACAATTTATAACATGTTGTTTAAATTCAGTATCGCTTAAACGAAAAATCTCTACACGTGCAGAGTCTTTTATAATGTTTTGATTCCAACAAGAATGATTATAAGTTTGTGGTCTTTCTCTATAAATATAATTTTTAATCTGCAGTATTAAATCTGTAGGTAAAAAATCTTTAACAAAAATTATATTATCCATTTTTTCTTTCTTAACACATTAGTCCGAGATAGTGAGGCGAACCTAAGTCCGCCTCAAAATTGTTTAGTATTGCTTACGTACCTTCAACGCCATAGATACCTCTAAAGTCAGATGCGCCAAAAACGTATCTTTCTCTAGCTTTGTATCTAACGTTACCAGTATCGAAATCACCTTCCATTGAAGTTGTCAATGGAGTTCTTTCAAAGTGTTTCATACCGTTTGGAACGTCCGTAATGATGTACCATGAATCAGAATCATTTAAGAAATGATTCACTCTGTATCCTTGAGGAATCATCCCCATAGATACGATTGCATTAACATCATTATCTGCTGTCTGTGTTCTACCTTGAGATTTTAATAATCTCTCAGCTTGATACTGATTAGCAGATGGAACTATCATCTTAACGCCTCTAGCAGCTATTTTTAAACCTCTTTCATCAGTCATCGCAGCGATGTCGATTAGCGATTGTTCTAATGAAGTTTCGTTTAAGTCAGCTTGCGTAGCAAGTGTGTTCGAACATGCACCATTGATTGTCGTATGGTTTGTTGAGAACAATGAAACAGCGTCACCAGTTTTATAAGTGGCTACCGAAGGTAGACCATTATTTAATGGTACAGCTGCTTTAACTTGTTTAGCGTTTGACATAGATCTTGCTAGTGCTTTTGTGTATCTAGAAGCTAGTCTATCGTAGAGATTATCTTCGATAGCTTCTTCTGTGATAGCGAAAGCAAGCGCGATCGTTTCCATAGTGTAACGAGCAGTGTAAGTCTCTTGCGCTTCATCGTATGATACGCCTTGACCTTCTGCTTTTACATCAGCGTTAGCGAATCCAGATAACATTACTTCCTCTTCGAAAGCTCTGTCAGATGATTCGGTTACGTATATTTCGGCAGACTCATTGTCATACCGTTTGTACTCCAGCCCAAATAGTGCATTTAGGCCTGGTTCTAGTTCTTTAACTAGCTGTGCTCTTGATATTGCCATGTCTATATGCTCCTATTACGCGCTATCAACAAACTCATTAAGATTACAAACAACAACAACTTTAGCATAAGCTGCAGTTATGTCTCTGTTTGATGGATCTTCGGCAAGTCTTAATAATCGCCATGAGTAGTTAGTAGCATGTGTAGATCCAATATCCAACGTGTTAGTTGATTTACCTGTGACTGAACTTCCAGCAGCTGCATTCATGTTATATGTTTCCATAAAACCTGCTTGCGTTACTGCTGCGTCTGTAAAAACTTCGTAGTTCTGCCACGGCGCATCATTAACGAACGCTGTGATATCTTCACTGTTAGCCGGAGTAATACTGCCTGCGTAATAGTTATCCCAAGTTGGCTTCAAAGTTGTAGCCGCATTGTAGAAAACACCATTTAGCACGCCGACAGATGAAGTGGTTCCAGTTGTTACCACCGTACCCTCAGTCATATATCCTGCAGCACTAACACACGGAGCGCCATTATAAATAGCAGTTCCGTAGGCAGCGTCAATCTTATAAGCAGATTGACCTTGCGGTGCAGGAGTATTTCCAAGCATACTTGTAGCATTCAAACCGTCACCAGCTGTTGCACTATTTGCCATAGTTATTACTCCTTATGTCTATAATAAATTATAGACGGGTTAATTTAAATCGATGATAAGGAATAGTTAAAAAATTAACTTTTCTTTGTACCACCGAAGGTTACACGAGACTGTCGATCGACATCGATCGGCATACTCTTATGTTGTTCCCTAAGCAAGTCGGTTTCAACCGCTTCGTCTTGACCTTCAGTAAGTTTTTTCTGATAATCAACACGTTGCTGCGCGAGTTCTTCGGGTATCCTAGCCAACAATAGGCCTCCTACTCCAATCACTCCAGCGTATTTGCCTTCAGTAACTACAGGATAATCAGAATCTTTGTATTCATCAGCTCTCACTAATTCATACCCTTCTCTAAGTCTTCCATAAATGTTTTTACTATCTTGGAATCCTACAGATTCAGCTCTGATCCATCTGTGCCTAAAGCCATTAGGCGCTGGTGGTGCATCCAGAGAGGATGGTGGCTTGTACTCTTTTGGACGTTCAGTTTTTGTCCGAGTATCCGCCGCACGAGAAGTTTTTGTGTCTTGTTTTTTCATATGCTTACGCCTCCTTCGTGAGTTTTAATTGTTTTGCATATTCTTCGAGTGGCACACCTAATTTTTTAGCTATTGCTACTTGAGACGATGTGAGTCTCATTGTTTTGCGACCAGTCTTTGCACTTCTATTCGCAGAAGCCACCGACTGAACGGGTCTAGTCGTTTGTCTATCTCCACTATTATCAAATTTATGGGGAAAGTCAACTCTTATACGCTTATCTATTTCCTCATAATATTCATTTGATTTAGGATCATAACCTTCTTTTTCCACTAGATCTTTGTGAATCTCGAACGCAGTAAAAGTCATGGGTCGGTCAGTTCCGAACCATCTATTTTTACCAGCCCAATCTTCAGCCATAGGATCAGCTTGAGGTAATGATTGTGGAGCTTTTTGGGGTAGTTTTCCACCGTCAGAAAGCTGTGCAGGTTTCTCTTCCTGTACAACTTTATGTTGTTGTATTTTCGCATTTTCGAACGCTAATTCGGCAATACGTTTATTTGCTTCGACTTGAGCAGCTGCATCTCCTGTTTCAATGGCTTGCGCTAAACTTTTTTGCGCTGTTTCCATTCCAGTTTTTACATGCTCCTCAACTTTCTTACTATAATCAGAATCAACTTTTTGAAATCTTTCCTGATCAAGTTTTCTTTTTTGCTCTAACGCATTAGCATATTCTACAGCTGCAGCTTCTCTACGTTCTGCTTCTCTCATCTTACGAGTAAGTTTAGCAATACGTGATTGAACACCTTTACTATAGTCTTCTAATTTAGAGTCATCTTCTTTTTGTTCTTTTTTTATTTCTTTTACTGTTTCATCTTTTTTTGTTTCCTGTTCCTGTTCCTGTTCTTGTTCCGGGGCACTTGTTTCCTCTTTAGGAGCTTCCGTCTCAATAACGGCTTCATCCTTTTTTTCTTCAACAGCTACATCTACTTCAGGACCTGAAGTATCAATATCAACTGTTTTTTTCTCATCTATTGGCATAGTTTTCTCCTTCTATGTTTAGTATTTATGCAAGATATCTTCTGGATTCTTGACGGTTGCTAAAATTTCATCTTCATTCAACAACCTAACTTCCCCACCTTCAATTTGTATACGTGATCCTGCATAACGTGCAAAGACCACCCAATCACCAACCTTGCACCAAGGACCATTAGGATAACGTTCTTTATCCCTATAACATTCTGATCCCATTGCTAATACGTTTCCGCATTGTGATGCAATTTGTTGTTTGTCTATAGTTTCATGTGCAAACATGACTCCACCTTTAGATTTTTCATTCATTCTAAATGGAAGAACTAACATTCTCCAACCTGTCGGTTGTGGTAGTTTATCTTTCTCTTTTGTAACTTCTTTTTGAGGTTCGGATTTTTTAACTCCGACTAATTCTTTATTTGGTGTGATTATCTTTGGGCTTTGTGCCGTTGATATTGATGACTGTGCCTTTTGACTCATTTTGCTCCTTATCGTCTAGCAGGTTAGAGAGTTCCTGTTTAGTTGCCTCTAGGGCGTTTATTTGTCCTATTATATACTTGTATGTTTCCATATTGTCAACCCCTCCGGACGTTACAGAGATTGCTAATTGTTTAATTCTATTATCTAAAGCTCTTCTTAACTTGTAGATTACGTTTTCTAAATCCACCATATTATATTACCCCAACTGCTCTTAAGCAATCCGGGCAATTCTTTCTAAATCTTATGTGAGATACACAGTGTTGAACTGTGGATTCTTCTTTTTCTTCAACTACAGGAGTTTCTTCCACAACTACTGATTCTTTTTTCTTCCCGAATAGGAAGTTCCATATTTTCTTTAATAGATTCATTATTTTATTTGGATACCGACTTTTTTGCCTTTAAGAACTGCACCACCGGATTTATAACCCTTATTCAATTCTCTATGAACTCTGCTTATTTCAGCTCTTCTGTTTCTGTTTGAAGGTTCAGCTTCTACACGACCTAGTTCTTCTAATAAATCTGTTCTTCCACCATGTTGGAAACCGGCTCTTCCACCTGTTTTATAATTACCTTTTTGTAGATGTGATAATCGTTTTTTTCTTGCTTTTTCTGTTCCTGGTCCTGTTCTAGTTTGACGTTTTTTTTCCTTTAGTCTCATGATCTCATTTAATCTCTTACTAGATTTCTTATGAAGTTGTAGATTAGTTCCTGGAGGACCTGACTCTTTGAATGTGCCGTGTTCTTTAGTTTTCTCCATCTTTGTTTGACCAGTTTGTGGACCTTTTTTTATCTCTCTAAATTTAGTTTTTCCAGGACGTGAAATTAAATTACCGCCCCATT